TATGAATTGAACGAAACACGTACACAGATGATGAACCATCGTAAGCGTTTCGCCCGTAAATGGTTGTATCGTGAATCAGCGTTTGACCAGGATGGTCGTGCAGCGTTGGAGTCTGATGAGGACAACGTTATGGTGCCTGTAGTGTCGGATGAACCTATTGCTGGTGTTGTTTCTTCAATGCCTGCAATTGTTAACCCACCTGAACTGTATACTATTTCTGGTACTATCACACAAGACATTGACCGTATCAGTGGTGTTGCTGAGTTTATGCGTGGCGGTTCATCGGAGATTAGCCGTACTGCTACAGAGTCGGCTATGATGCAGGATGCTATGAATGCTCGTACTTCAGACAAACTGGCTGAAGTTGAGCGTGCTATTGCTTCTGCGGCTAAACGTCTTGTTGGGCTTGCACAGCAGTTTATGACTGGTGAGCAGGTTGCTCGTGTTGTCGGTTCGGGTGCTATGCCTATTTGGGTTAATTTTGACCGTGACTATATTCAGGGGGAGTTTGATTTTGAAGTTGAGGCTGGTTCTACGCAACCTGTCAATGAATCTTTCCGTCGCCAGATGGCACTACAGATGGTTGATGCTATGGCACCGTTTGTTGGCGCAGGTGTTGTGGATATGGCGGCGTTAGCACGTCATGTATTGCAATTCGGTTTTGGTGTTAAATCACCTGAAGCGTTCTTGGCTCAACCTGCACCTATGGGACCTATGGGTCCTGATGGTCAACCCATGCAAGGCCCACCTCCTGGTGGTCCTGAAATGGGTGGCGCACCGATGCCAGACATGGGGCAAGCGCCTCCTGCTGGTGGTATGCCGATGCCAAGTTCTATTCCACCACAGGTGTTGGCTGCTATTGCCAACCAAACTGGTGGTTTACCAAACACACAAATGTAACGAAACAACTACTACTATAGAGCAACCATTTTGGACTCTGGAGAATTATGGATACTGAAAATTTTGATGCTGAAGCATTTGACCCCATCGATTATGATGGACAAGTTGAAAGCGGAGGTGATGTTTCTTTCGATGAAGCACCGATTGATTATTTCAATGTTGACGAATACGCTGACAAATATGTCAAAGTAACCGTTGATGGCGAAGAACTTGAAGTGCCACTTAAAGAAGCGGTTTCTGGATATCAACGTCAAGCGGATTATACCCGCAAGACACAACAACTGGCTGATGAGCGTCGTGGCGTTCAGTTTGCATCGGCAATCCAACAAGCGTTGGACAATGACCCAAATGCAACTATTGAACTATTGAAGTCTCATTATGGTTTGGACCAACAGGATTCCTTTGATGAAGAGGATGATTTGTGGGCAGACCCGATGGAAAAGCAATACCGTCAACTCGAGAATCGTCTGAAGTCCTTTGAGGAACAACAGGCTATGAACGAGTTGGAACGTAATATTGGTTCTCTTCAGCAAAAATACGGTGAAGATTTTGACGCTAATGAAGTCGTTTCGTTGGCACTAGCAAGGGGAACAACCGATTTAGAATCGGTTTACAAGCAAGTGGCATTTGATAGACTTTACAGTGGAGAACAGGCTCGTCGTCAGGTACAATCACAACGTACACAGCAGGAACAACAAATTGTTCAGGCTAAGCGTTCTAGTGGTATTGTGGCTGGTGGTTCGTCTGCTCAAGGTACATCCGTAGATTCACAACCAATCACTAATTTACGGGATGCTTTTGCTGCTGCTAAACAGCAGTTGGGTATTTCATAATATTTCCTAGGAGGAATTCAAATGTCGAACCCGAACTATAACGCACTACTCTCAACTACGCTTGCGAACTATCGTGACAAGTTGACCGACAACGTGTTTACTGCACGTCCACTCACATATTGGCTTATGGACAAGGGCCGTATCCGCACCGAATCGGGTGGTACGAAAATTGTTGAGCAATTGATTTACGGTCAGAACGGCACTGTTAGTTCGTATGAAGATTACGAAACACTGAGCCTTACACCACAAACTGGTATTTCGGCTGCCGAATACGATTGGAAGCAATATGGTGCTTCAATCGCTATCAGCGGTATTGAAGAAGCCAAGAACAACGGCGAGCATGCTATTATTAACTTGCTTGAGGCTAAGATTATGCAGGCTGAAGAGTCCATGCGTGAAGGCTTTAACCAAATGTTCTTTGCTGATGGCACAGGCAACTCTGGTAAAAACTGGAACGGTCTTGGTAACCTTGTTGAGTCAGGTAACACCGTTGGTGGTATTAACTCTGCTACAGCAGGTAACGAATACTGGCGTTCATACGAGGAGAACACCGCTGGTGCTTTGACTCTTCTTCAGATGGCGACTGCTTATAACAGCACCTCTGTTGGTAACGACCATCCTGACGTTATCCTTACAACTCAAACATTGTTTGAAAAGTATGAATCACTTCTGCAACCACAGTTGCGTTACACTGATACAAAGACGGCAGATGCTGGTTTCCAGAACCTTCTGTTCAAGTCTGCGCCTATCATGTACGACACACACTGTACAGCAGGTGTTATGTACTTCTTGAACTCTAAGTACATCAAACTTGTTGGTCACTCTGACAAGTGGTTTGCACAGACCGATTTCGTTCGCCCTGAGAACCAGGACGCACGTTTCGCTCTTATCATGTGCTACGGTAACCTTGTTGTTTCTAACCGTAAGAAGCAAGGTAAGTTGACCGCAAAGACTGCCTAGTCAGTTTGTCAATTGATTTGGGGGGCTACGGCCCCCCATTTCTACCCCAACACATTAAGGAGTTGTAATGCCAAAAGTAGGAAAGAAAACTTTTCCGTACACCAAGGCTGGAATGAAAGACGCTAAAATGGCGGCTAAGCATGAAAAGTCAGAGATGAAAAAAGAGTATGGTTCTAAAGGTATGAAACCATCTTCGTATCCATCCAAGAAAAAGGTAAAGAAGTAACGAACTCTCCATAGGGTATGAGTAAACAACTTGCCCACACCCTATATGGAGAACCTGTAAGTGGTTCCCGACCTGCCGCTTCGGCAGTCGGGAGCAAACTTGCGCCTGGAAGCGGACCGTACATCGGCCGTAACCGTTGTATCGCCAACAGCGATACTTGTGAAGGACCCAAAGCCAAGCAAACCGACTACTGTATCGGTCATTTGCGTACTATGGCTAAGGAACAGAAGGAGAACGAATGAGTACAACACAGGAACTGATTACGTTCGTTAGAGACATCACCGATTTAGACGAGGCAGATTTGCCGTCGTCTCTTGTTGTTTCTTACCTTAAAGATGGGTTTCAACGTATCATAAATCTTGAGCGTCGCTGGCCGTTTCTTGAAACTACCTACACATTGTCGACCGTTGCTGAACAACGTGACTATGCCACCAGTTCTATCGGGTCTGGAGACTTGCGTGAGGTCACCAGTGTTTTGGATAACTCTACCAGTGGTAACCGTCTTAGTTTAATTTCTATTGATGAGGCTGAAGCCGTATGGCATGGCTCGTTTGATACTCCTACTCGTCCTTTGTTTTATGCAGAGTGGGGAGATGTTATTAAGTTGTATCCTAAGCCTGATACTGTGTATCCGTTGACGGTTCGTGGATACCGCAAGGCTAGTTACACTTGGACCAGCAACCTTAACTTAGAAGTTGATTGCGATGAGCGTCTGCATAACGCCATCGCATACTATGCTGTGGCGCAAGCCTACAAGAGGCAGGAAGACCCTGAGTTGTCTAACGTGTATAAGCAGTCGTTTGATGAGGCTGTTATGTTGGCCCGTAAAGAGTTGATGCGTGCCAACGGTCATCGCCCTATGGTGATGTCTAGAGGTTTTGTGCGTCCTAGTGAGAAGTATTGGCTTGAATCTTTGGGTAGAACGCTAGGTCAATAATGTCTACAATGCGTGTTTTTCGTCAGGATGATTTTACTGGTGGGCTTAATCTTAGGGCCGACCAGTTTCAACTCGCCCCGAATGAATCGCCACGTATGTTGAATGTTGAGATTGACCCTCGTGGTGGTGTCTTTAGTCGTGGCGCTATGCGCCGTATTAATACTAGTCCTGTTTCTGGTGCTTGGCGTCCTAAGAATCTTCTTCCGTTTTATACGGGAACTAATTCTTATGTTATGTTGTCAACTGGGTATATTGTTGGTAGTGGTGGAGATGTGTATTATTCTACTGGTGGCAACTTCAGTTCTTTAAGCATCCCTGTCAGTGCACGGGATGGTGCTAGTTTTGCACCATGGGGTGACACTCTCTATATTGCTACTGGCTCCGATACTGTGTCATACAAATGGAACGGCACATCCACAACTGCTTTGACTGCTTCGGGACCTGCATGGCAGGAATCATATACTACTGGTTTGTCGGGTGTTCATTTTCCCAAGGCTAAGCATACTGTTACGCACGCAGGTAAAGTGTTTGTTGCTAATACATCCGAGAACGGTGTTGCTCGTCCCAATATTGTTAGGTGGTCGCATCCTAACAGTCCTGGCAACTGGGCTGCTAATGACTTTATTGAAATAAATGACGGTGGAGCAGAAATTACTGCGTTGGCTGTTTACGCTGGTCACCTGTTGGTGTTTAAGCGTGATTCTGTTTATGCAATATTTGGTTATGATTCTGACACTTTCCAGGTTGTCGAAATTTCTCGTACCGTTGGTGCAGCAACACCGCATGCTGTGACAACAACTGAACGTGGTGTTTATTTCTTTTCATATCCTGAAGGTTTGATGTATTACGATGGTAAGTCGTTGCGTGACATTTTTGAACCTATTCGTCCTGCTATTATAAACAACAGTATTAACGCCAGTATTGCTACACAGGTTTTTGTTAACAACATTAACCGTCGTATTTGGGTTTCTGTTCCTTACAGTGAAACAGCATCAGAAACTATTTCTACTGCTTCTTTTATTTTTGACCCAACTATTGGTAATGGTGCTTGGCTGTTGTTTTCAACAGCAGACAATCGTGGATTAAACGGTGGTTGTGATTTTATTGAACCATCTTTAGGGACAATCAAACATTTGGGTGTTCATTCTACTGAACCTTATGTTTTATCTGTTGATGAATACAATAATTCTTACGACAATATTACAGGAACTAACTATCAGTTTACTGCTCGTTACCGTACACGCTGGATGGATGGCGGGTCGTATTCTCAAAAGAAAATGTTTCGACGTCCCGAGGTTGTTGTTAAACAGCAAAACGTTCAGGGTGGTTTAATTGTTAAAGCATACGCCGATTATGAAGAGGCGGATAACGGTGAAATTAAACAGTATACTTTGACTATTCCTAGTTCAGGTTTAGGTATGGTTTGGGGTACTGCTCTTTGGAATGCAGCCAATTGGGGTGCGCCTAACTCGGGTTCTCAACTTATTACTGGACGCAGTATTGGTCTTGCCAAGACTATACAGTTAGAGTTTACAGGTCCTGTTGGTACTGCTTGGGGTATCAATAGTTTTACGTTAAAATACAATCCTAGGAGGGTTACAGCATAATGGCTACTTTAAATATTCCAAACAGTTTCACAAACGGCTACGTTGCAAACGCTAACGAGGTTAACGCTAACTTTCAAAGTGTTAAAACTTTTGCTGAAACTCAGGTTCTTCAGTCCGACACTAAAACAGTGTTTTTGGCTCCTGTTGGTTCTATAACTATGTATACTGGTGCTTCGGCACCAGCAGGCTGGCTGTTGTGTGATGGTGTTGCTAGCACTGCTTCTTATCCTGCGCTTGCTGCGCTGGTGGGTGCTACGACGCCTAACTTGCAAAGCCGTTTCCCTATTGGTATGGGGGCTTTGGCTGTGAAAAGCACTGGTGGTTCTGCTACTATTACTCAAGCAAATCTTCCAAGCCATACCCACACGTTTAGTGCTACTTCTACTGGTATGTCGGCTAACGCCACATTAGGTCATACTGTCAATGACCCTTCCCATGGTCATATCATTAACTCAACAGACATTTCTCATATACATTACAATGCTGCTGAAGGAACTACTTCAACTGCACATACACATAACGATTCTGGTAATGCTGGAAGCATCAATACTGGTTCTGGTCAAACAACTGGTACGGACACAACAGACGGAATGACGGCTGGTGAATTCCACTCGCATACTGGTCAAGCAGCAACCACAGGCATTAGCGTCAACAACCACGATGTATCCCACACCCATGACGTTTCAGGAACTACTAACGGTGGAACTGGTGGTGGAACCGCCTACTATCAACCATACTATGTAGTAAACTTCATTATTAAGCACGACTAATGCCTATTGAAACCCCAAGAGATAAACCAGAGTTGCAGATTTGGACTGCACCCCTGATGGAAGCACTCCGTTCTTCGGATGCTTCCACTCTTCAGCATATCTTCACTTCACTAAAGGAGTATCTGCGTGGGGTTCAAACAACCATCAGTTCAAACTATTACAACTTAAATATTGGTTCCGTATCGGTGGGTACAGCGGCTGCTAGTATCACTGGTACGTTTCCGAATCAAAACTTAAATCTTGTTTTACAAACTGGACCTGCTGGGCCGACTGGCCCTACAGGCCCGCAAGGTATCCCTGGGTATTCTATTTTAAATATTGACGGTGGGGCACCTGATTCTATTTATGGTGGTATACCTGTTATTGATTGTGGGAGTATATAATGGCTATTATTGTTCAATACCGTCGTGGCACAGCCGCACAATGGACCAGCACTAATCCTGTATTAGCGATTGGCGAACCTGGTTATGAAACTGATACAGGCAAGTTTAAGGTTGGTAACGGTGTGCAAACGTGGAGTTTGCTTCCGTATTCTAGTGGTGCTGTAGGTCCGACTGGTCCGACTGGCGCTACAGGCGCAACAGGAGTGCAGGGTCCACAAGGTATTCAGGGTATAACTGGTGCTACAGGGGCAACTGGTGCTACTGGTCCTATTGGTCCTACTGGCTTGACTGGTCCTACGGGTCCTACAGGCGCTACAGGAGCCACTGGGGCGGTCGGAGCGACAGGTCCGACTGGTCCACAAGGCCCGACAGGTTTAACGGGCGCTACGGGGCTTACAGGACCCCAGGGACCGACTGGAGCCACAGGTCCTGCTGGTCCTACTGGTGCTGCTGGCAACAACGGTCTAGATGGTGACCGTTACCACACTACGTCTACGACATCTTTGACTATTGCTAGTAATGGAAACATAACTTTATATACGGTTGATTTGCATCTAGATTATTCGGCGGCTCAAACTGTTATTATTGCTTACGACTTAGCCAACCACATGCATGGTGAGGTTGTTTCCTACAATGCTTCTACTGGTGCTTTGGTTGTTGATTTAAAGAATAAAACTGGTAGTGGTACTTATTCTGCTTGGACAATCAACCTTAATGGTGCTGTTGGTATTCAGGGAGCAACTGGCGCAACAGGCGCTACTGGCGCTACTGGTGCGCAAGGTCCTCAAGGTATCCAGGGTATTCAGGGGGAAACTGGTTTGACTGGTGCTACAGGTCCTGTTGGTCCTACTGGTGCTACTGGTGCTACTGGTGCTATTGGACCGACTGGTGCTGGCGTTCCTGTAGGTGGCACCATCGGACAAATACTATCTAAAATTGATAGCACCGACTACAATACGCAGTGGATTACAAACAATCCTGCTACAACATTAAATGACCTTACTGATGTAACGATAACCACTCCAAGTAGTGGTCAAATTGTGTCCTATAATGGTTCACAATGGGTTAATTCTGTAGCACCAGAAACTGGTACTAGCACACAGAAAGGTAACAATACAATGGTTTACGCAATGATGAGTATGGAGTTTTAATGGCTGCTGGTGATGTAGTTCCTCTTAGGCTTGGTGGCCCAACACAGTTGGGTACTAGCGCAACAACTTTGTTTACTGTGCCTGCTGGGCGACAGTACACAACTAAGCAAATTATTATTTGCAATACTGACAATATTGACCGTATTGTTACTTTAGGTATTGGCGGGGTTACTGCTGCTTTGTCTGTTGTTTTTCAGATGCCGATTGCTGGTAACGATACGATTGTGTTGGATACGGCGTTGGTGTTTGCTGCGACTCAAACTTTGCAGGGTGTTTCTGATACTGCTTCTAAAATAACGGTTACTGCTACTGGTTGGGACCGAGAGATTTAGCATGGCTATTTCTTCTGGTTTGGGTTCTTCGGCGTTGTTGCCTGCTGGTTTGGGGTTTCGTAATCTTTTGATTAACGGCGAGTTCCGTATCAACCAACGAGCCTACGCATCAGCATCAAACCTCGCGTCAGGTGCATATGGTTTTGACCGTTGGAAATCTACATTCACAAACACAACTTTGACTTTTACTTCTGCACCACAAGGCCAGCAGGTGACTATCAACTCTGGTGGTTCTATTGAGCAGGTCATTGAACGAGAAAATGTTTCTGCTGGCACGTATGTGTTGTCTTGGACTGGTACTGCGACTGGTCGGGTCTACAATACTGGTGCGACTCCTCCTGCGTTTGCGTCTTCACCGATAATTGTGACGCTTGATGGGTTGGCTAATGTTGAGGTTGAGTTCACGGCTAGTGGTGGTACAAAAACTTTGTGGAAGCCACAGTTGGAACAGAATCGTCAGCCGACACCGTTTGAACAACGCCCTATTGGTGTTGAACTAGCACTATGCCAACGGTATTATCTAAGCCAGTCTTCACTCGGTGTAACTGGTACAAAATCGGGCGCAGACAATTTCCGTGTGGCTACCATTTTTTATCCAGTAACCATGAGAACCACACCTACTAGCACATC